CGCAGCGAGTGCGTATGCATATGCGGGTGTGTAATCATTATTATTTGCGATTACGTTTAATTGAAACCTCTTTCTCTGACATCACAACCAATCGAATTCTATTACAACCCCATCAACGAATTACATAGTATAATTAAGATAAACCCACGCTATACCCATTCCTAATATTGTCAGAGTAAAAAACCATGTTATTACCTTATCCATATAATCCCTTGGTGGAGTTGATCGGAATCGCACCGATGTCTTAACTGCTATTCAGAAACATCAACAGTCTCAATACTATTTAGTTCATACAATTTTTTGGCTTCCCAAATCTTATCGATCCAATCATCTCTTTTTTCTACAAATAATTGGGGGTGATCATTATCTACTGCCATAATTATTACTACTTGTGGTACAGGTATCTTTGTAAGTTCTTCGTATGCTACTGCATAGAAAGCACCTTGAGCAAAATAACTTTCACACCATTCTTTCTTCTTTGTTCTGTTACTAGTCTTGTAATCTATTATAGATAACGTACCATCAAACTCGGCAATTAAATCTGTCCTACCAGCAACACCGAAATGATCTGAGTATAGTCCAAGTTCAACTCCATGAATATTATCTATTCTCTCAAAGAACGGTTCAATCGTGTGGAATAGTTCTGCGATGTACGGCAATTCTCCCTGTAAAAATCCTTCGTTGTTTTTGATATACTCTTCACAGATAGAATGTAATCTGGTTCCTCTACGCGAGGCTTTTCCTGAAACTTTATTTGCCTCTTCTTCTCCAACACGTTTTCGCCAAGCCTGTATTGAAGCTTTGGAGAACTCGCCAAGAATTGTTGTGATTGATGGATATAATTCACCGGATGGAGTAACATAATTTCTTTTACCATTAATGTTTTCAGTTCTCATACCAAAAGACAATTCTGGTCTATTGGCTAGATGTACAAATTTTTTCATAATGTATTACCTGGAATATTCCTTTTCATATCTTTGATTTTATCACTAAACCAACCAGGCTCTTTGTTGTTAGTAGAATGTCTAGTTTTGATATTATCGTAACCAAAATATGGAGCAAACATAACTTGTTTTATTTCTCCACCACATTCTTTACATGGTTCTTTTGTGGGTTCATCTCTTTTTGAGATGGGAAGCATTTCCTCAAATTCGTTTTCACACTTCTCACATCTATAATCATAAGTTGGCATTTTTCCACCATTCTGGTGGTTGTCTCATACCTTCGACATTTCCACCCCATTTAGCAAAACTAGATTTATCTTCTAAGTAATATTTTCTATATGATTCAACAGTATCTTGAACCAAATTTCCAGTATCAATTTTATATTCATCAGGCATACACAATGGTGGTGATGTAGTTCCACCACTTGTAATATTCAATGGAACATGACTTAACTTGTTGTATAATTTTTCCCATGTCTTATGAATTTTATTATATCTCCACCAATATTCTTTACACAACCAAAACCATAAATCATGTGTCCATTGGTAATTGCCAGCTGTTTCCCTAACCCACACCGCTGATGGATGATTCTTGTGTGTGGGTTTATACATAGACTCCATAAGATCACTTGGCTGATCAAGTACACGGTGAGCAGTACTCATCAGTTGAGCATACTCTAAAATCATTTTCACTACATGTTTATCACAATGTGCTTGAGCACACATCTTAGGATCTTCATCCAAAAAAAATATATTCATTATAAATTACTATAAGATGACCTATAAAAAATATGTGTATCTATTGTTGTGGTTACTTTTTTCTTTTTGGCCCATCTTGGTGCCTTAATATAACTAGCATGATAGTGAAGCGCGCCATCTGTAATGTCAGGCAATTCTTCTTGTCTTAAGAGTACATATTTCGCTAACTCTTGCGCGTCTTCCCATAAGCCTGATCCAGGTCTAGGATCATCACCCTTGCCATCACAATACCATGAAAACTGACATCTGTTCCTTACCGGATGTAATTCTCCTGCCGAATTGGTATAATGTTGTCCTTCATAAACTACTTCACAAACAGTATTTGGAAATCGTTTATGTTCAACTCTATTTAATGTTACATGTGCAACTGCTAATTTTCCTGCGGTACTTTCAATTGCCGCTTCAAAAAATATATTCTTTGCCATGCATGTAACTTCATTGTCGTCTACTACTAGACTTTTACTAATAACATTTTCTGCGATTTCTATTAATCCACTCGGTGTTGTGTTCGATGGATGTATATAATAAAAATCATTTTCAACTACTGTAGCTGAATTCCCGCCAGTACTTCCTCCCATAAGTAAAGAAGCACAGAATATAATTAGAAATAAAAGATATTTCTTCATATCCCTCTTTTGATTAGGTTAACCGTTCTTTTAGAACTTAGCCCTATTTTTTCTAGGACTTCTTATAACAGTATTTTCTGAACCCATTGGGGATGACTTAATAAAATCGTCAATATCAAAATCTGATTCTAAAGTATCGGGTCCTAAAGCCCCTCTAAATTTTTTTAGATTTTGATCATAATTTAAAGTCATCACCGCATTTAATGGTTCAACAAATCTTGCCGTTACAGAACGGGGCATAGCCGATGTTCGATCATATACAAGCCGCCTAATTTCGGCCACTTTAACTGTATCTTCTCGTCCTTCGGATATACGCTTAAAATTTACTATCCTATTTTCAAATTTGTTTATATCAATCATTTATGGTAATATTTCCGGAAAAGTTTCTTTAACTAATTTGTAAGTTAAACCTCTATACTTTAACTTTTTATCCTTAACCTGAATAACAACTTCAGCCTCTTTAGGATGTAGACCTTCTAACATATTGACAAAAAGTTGCTCTCTTCGTAATTGAGTAAGTCCGTCATGACCCCCTTCAATATATAAATAAAATTTCTTAACATTGGGATATAGATATGTGGGATTATACTCATCAGGAGAACCAACACATTTGTATGGTGGTGCCCCAGAAGGTAGAGCAAATTTTATATCTGGATGAAAGGCATATCTTAATAAGTCCTTTAGAGGATTTGATTCATTTTCCAATAAGACTTTCTTTCTAGCCCCAATGGAATTCGCAGCTGCTACATCTTCAAAAATTAATGGAATACTTCTTGTCGCCATAAATTAAAACTCCGATAAACTTTCTGTAAGGTTTTTCAATCTATGATTTATAAAATATGTAAGTAGTCTCTTACGATCACCAACCACGGTTGTTTCAAATTGTTTAGTTATATTTATACAAATTGACTCAGGTACTTCACCCAAATCAACTAACTGTTTGTTTCTATTATAATTTCTTAACATTTCACTACTACAATACATGTCTGGATCTATCTCATACCAAGCATCCACTTTCTTCTTGGTTATAGGCTTCTGGCGTCTCCCCTCATCTACAAATACATTATCATCAGACATAATATTAGGAACACCATCACCTACATCACCTTTTATAATTTTTTCATGTAATGACCATTTTGGATCCCCGTCAACAAACTTCTTTTGCATAGGAGAATATTGTCTAACATTAAATGTATGTAATTGAACAAAATCTTTATCACTTGATAATATCAAAGTTCTTTCATTTGCTAGTCTCACCAAAACGGCAATAATATCATCCGCCTCAGCCTTTTCCACTTGAATCAATTTATAAGGAAACCATTCCGTCAATTCTTCTTTCAATTGATTTAAACATACATAAAGATTTTCCCAATCTATTGAAGTGGCGGCTCTTGTCTTTTTTCTAGACGCCTTGTAATTAGGAAATATATCTTTACGCCAAGTCTTCCGGTCATCACAACATAGAATTAATTCTCCATATTCTCCTACAAATTTTGTTCTGTAGATGCGTAAAGCATTTAATACTGCAGGCCTAACTGTATCTATATCTGCATCAGAAAATTTGGCGGCCATCATATATGACCCAATAACTATTTGTGAAAAATCAACTAGTAGTGCCATCTTCGTTTATCACCTCAAATTCAGCTTCTTCTTCTACTTCTTTTCTAATAGCGGCTTTTTGTTTTTTCACTTCGGGTGAATCCTCTATTGCATGTAAAAATTGTTGCCATTGTCCACCTCTTAATCTCCAGTTATAAAACATATCAAAATAACTTCGTTGTATCTTCAAAAGATTTTGTACATCTTCATCCCAAAAATGTGAAATAGCACGACCTAAAATATGACCCATTACCTGTGCGTGTTTTTCATGATCTTCTTCATAACCATACATCCATGGAAAATTAGCTCCTGTTTCTGGTAACGCACCTAGATTAGGTATTACACATAAACATGCGGCACTCAATGATTCAAGTAAAGTAAGACAACTAGTTTCTTCGTAAATACTTGGATATGCCATGATATGTTGATTAGGTAACATCTCACGTATTTCATCATTTGAAACTGTACCATGATAATTAACACCATCCATATCTTCCGCACGTTTGTATATGTGACGAAATTGTTCATCTAAATGTCCACGATCATAAATCTTAAAACTTGAATAAATGTTTAATTCGGCATTATTTCCTTCTCCAAGTTTTTCTCTCATGAATTCCCAAGAATTTAGAAGTAATTCTAATCCTCGATGAGGTGTAGAAAAATAACAAACATTTATCTTACCATCTTTTGGCTTTTCATGTTCTGGAATAGGATAGATTGCATTTTGAATTACTACACCTTTTTCATAAGGAAAACCAAGATAAGTTTTAAATTGATGTTGTTGCCAATGACTGACAAAAACTATTCGTTCAAATTGTTTCCAGTTTTCTTTATCTTTTAAATGTTGTACTTCTGGATCATTTGCAAGATCATGTATCCAAAGAATTCTCTGTTTATCAGGTTCTAAATTTCTAACTCTTGTACTAATAAATTGAAACTTATCTATCAATCCCGGTTCAAGTTCTTCTACTTCTTTAAAGAGCCAATTTCTCATAAGCTCTGTACCACCTATTGCCTTTTCAGATACTGCATCCCATGTTTCATCTTCACCACTAAAATCAATATTAAACTCCACATCATCATCGGGATTTATTATTGATACTTCTTCTGAATTAGATTTTTTTGGGGGTTTTCCTAAAGTATTGGGGCTTTCATCAACGTTCACTGCTTTAACCATATATCTCCATATTTTAAATTACTGTATTATATAGTAATACCACAGGAGAGCAATATTGCTATCGTAGTGAGAGAGCGGGTCTATGTACCTAGTAAAGTTCGAACCAGGCGGAGAAAACCCCTACGATTACTCCTGTGGTATTTTTAATTTTTATTCTATTATAACATGTATATTTGAATTGTCAAGTATCTACTAAAAGTTTTCAAATCCCTCTTCAGTATTTTCCAACAATATACAATCTGCGGCTACATTAGGAATAGGTACACAACCTTCCCGATTCTCTTCTAACTCACGAACTTTAGCTTCTGCACTTTTCAACATAGATGCAAGTTCATTGTTAGCTCCCACCAGATAATCAATACGGTTTACATATCTGGTCATTTGTTCTGAAGCTTCAGAAAATAACTCTTCTGTAATTTTTTGTCTCAACATATCTTCATGATGTTGATGTTTATTTTTTATTCTCTTCTTCGTGTGATGTTTACTCATAACTTTTCTGTAAATTGCTTATCAGTTATAGATTGTGGTCCATCAAAATTTGGACTAGGTTTATGTTTCTTCTTACCAAAGATGGCTTCCGGTTTATGATACATCCATGTTCCATCTTTGACTAGTTTTTTAAGTTTAGTATGACATTCATCTGAACATACAACAACAGAATCCCGTTCATTGTTCCACCAATGTCCAACATTATGTTTTGGTCTAATTTGTGATTTATAACAATATGAACAAATCATAAGTTTGCGGTAAATTGTTTATCTGTAATTGCAACTGTTTGAGATATAGTTTCCACCGGTACATAATCTGCTTCAATCATATCTTGTTTCCATATCATCTTAATATCTTTATAATATACACCAGCAGAACGTTTAGGTGTTCCATCTGGATGATATGCCATTGCCGTACAAGTCCATTGAGTTTTCTCATTTTCTTGAGGTCCCATAAAATCTGCAATCCAATCACCAGTCTTCAAATAATGTTCCATTTGCCGAATATAAGCCTTCTTAGAATCTGCTAAATTCATTTCATGTTGTCGTACATTAGGAGTTATACCACGACCACGAGAATTTCTGGCGTGGGCAGAAGCCATATCTTTCGCCTCTTTAATCCATAGTTTAACATTTTTCATTGAGAGTTTATCTTCATCCGGTTTTGCTAAAACAGACTTCGCTATATTTTTATACTCTGCCGGTTTTTTCTTTGCTCTCATTTCAGCAAGTCTTGTTCGTAACTTCTCTTTATGTTCTTCTGAAAGTTTACGAGTTTTCTTTGCTGGTTTAATTGGTGTTCTTTCAATTGTAATTTTTTTTCTTGCCATGATCTCTCTCTATAATAAAGTGAAGTGTGAAAAAACCATATGCTCATCCTTGTACTTCGACACCTAGAATCTTGGGCCTGCGAACTTCTCACGAATCGTCATCGCCATTCTAGCGTGTGCAATTGAATATCATCTCTGAAATGACAGGGACTTAATCGCAACTCACATACATAACATTCTTACTTCAGAGTCATTGAAGGGGATGTTACCCTACAGCTTCGGTTAACGAACCTCCACCATATCTCTGACCTACTCCAGCCACCAACTCAGAATGTTTAGGCTTTTTCACATTTTATAAGAGTCTCATAATATATGCATTCCACTTATCAAAAAAAGAAATGTAAGAATACATTATAATTAATAAAACCCATAATCTTAAATCTAATAATCTCAATATCATATTATCCAATTCCGGTCCAACGAACATTTCCAATACTTTCAAAAACATTACCTCTGGCAAAGTTTCTCGCTGGTGCGTTCCATCCGGCGGCTTTCAACATATCACCTTCTCGGAATTTTTTATCTCCGGCTTTTGCAATAAAACCTTTAACTGATCTTTGAGCTCCACTACCACTTGTACCAATAATCTTCCAGTAACGGCTTCCTTCAGTAACTTCAAGTCCTTCACAATAATTTCGTTCCATTTCCTTTTTGACATCTGAATAATGTGCGTATGAATCGGGTTTAGCACACCTATCAGACCATCTCATATAATCTTCTCTCATTGCTTCTAAAACTTTTTCGATTTCTTTTCTCATAATATTTCTCTCATTAAGGTTATCTCTCATTGTTTAATACTATTATATCAAACTTCCGTCAAAATGTCAAGTGTTTATTCAAACTTTTTTATATTGCACCCATATCTGCAAGATAATTTTCTAATGCGAAATAAGCATCAATATCTTCAGGACGAGTATCTTCATCCAACTCTATTCCGGCTCCGTGAGCCTCAAAATAAGAACTTATTAGTTCTTCTAAACTTCTGTTTAAACTTAAATCAAATCTTTCCATAATATTCTCTCAAAATAATTTCGTGTACATTCCGGTGTGTCTCTCAAATACTTCTACTAACGAATCATTGTACACACCATTATATTCTTTAACTGACTTCTCTTCAAACTTCCTAGTGAACTTACAAAATTTCATATCGTAAGTGTCCATTGAATTCAATGTGATTTTCAGATAGTTTGAATTTGAACTGTTTCTTCCAATTCTCATTGACAAAGAGTTTTCATCTCCTGCGAGATTCTTGGCTCCTGTCATCATACGGAATTTGTTTCCGCCAAGTTGTTTTAAAATCGTTTCTGCTACTATCAAATTACTCATATTACTCTCACACTATTTTTAATTAACTCTTCAGAATCTAATTCGTATGCGAAAAAATGTTTATCAATTTTCACACAAATATCACCGACATTGGTCATCCTTAACATTTCAATATGTGATATTAAAAGTTTAGCTTCTTTCATTGCCCAAATTCTGGCCTCTTCAAGTGATTCAAAAATTTCAGAAGAAAGAAATTCTCCCTTCTTGAACAATTTTGCCACAAAGTATGTTTCGTTATTTTCCATAATTATTTCCTCTCTCATTGTTACAGGACTATTATATCAAATCCTCGCCGGAAAGTCAAGTGTTTATTCAAACTTTTTTTAGAATCTCATAGAAGGTGGAGCAGATAATACCACATCCATACCCTCAGTAGTTGCTGTGAAATCGTGGCCTAGTTCCTTGAGTTCTTCAACCAGTTTCCATTTACGATCTCTACAGAGTTCTACTGCAGTCTCCATAGCTGCTAAATTAGCAGCGTTTTCTTTGAGTTCTTCCAACCGATTTTCGATCAACATTCCTTCAACTCGTTCTCTCTCTGTCATATTACCTTTATTCAAATTCAGTTAAATGTGCAATAGGTTCAATTTCATCTGAAAACAAATTCAACTGTCCAGAAGTACGAACCTCAACCCAATTACCAGTATGGTCTTTGAAAGACTTCTTACCCCACTTCATCAAGTGAGCAATTCCGGCCTCAACTTCTTCCACACCAATTTTCATTTCGTTAAATTCTTCTTTCATCATACCCATAATATTTCTCCAAAGTGATTAATCTTCTCTCATCTTTCACTACTATTATATCAAAACTGGGCCGGAAAGTCAAGTGTTTATTCAATTTTTTTAGTAAATAATTCCAAGTTCTTCTTCGATTTCTTTCCATCTAATTAGGAACATTGCTAGCAGTCCTTTTTCTCTGCCGTAGGCTTCAATTTCGTAGGGTAGTTCAAAGTATTCTTCGTAGGTTGTAGAATCACTTGTCAAAACATCTTTTCTCCAACAGAGCCCCTTTGCTCTCATCTGTAGTTCTCCTGTGAGATATTGTTTTACATGGACTAATTCGTGTGCTAGTGTCTTGAGAAGTTCGTGTGCCCATTCAGTAGCATCACGCTCTCTACCATAATCATCTATCTCTGCACGATGATGATCTATGATAACTTTGAAATTTCTTGGTCGGTAGGGATTGGCATAATCTTCCAACTTGGCTTCTCCACCTTCGCAATGATGCTTCAGGTGAATGTTGATGGAAACATTATCTCTCAATCGTTTGGAGGATACTAATTTAGACATAGCAAACTCAGTCATTGCATAGAGTGCAATTTTGAGTCTGCTATCTATATTTCTTGCGTTGACTTTGACTTCCATAATCTCTCTCTTTTCTCATTGTTCACTTATATGGTAACACAATCATGGAAATAAGTCAAGTGTTTATTGGATTTTAAATTCATTTTGTTTTATGCCGTCTTTAAAGAATTCACAGGGAATTCGTTGCACAACATATGTATGAAATAATTTTGTTGCTTCTTGTTTGTCGTGTAAAATGTGAATATCGTCTTTTGTCTCTATTTGGTAATTGGGTAGTGTTACCGTATGCATATGTTCTTTCTAATGAAAATGTGATTAACATAGAAGGCGCCCTCAAAGAGAGCGCCCGAACTTAAATGACTTCATCATTTTTTAGGTCAAATCTGGCCTGCGTCTGGGACATATCCCATAGGCACTTGATAAACTACCTCAGAAATTTTTCTGAGTTTGGCCGCTTCATGTTTACTGTGAAACTTCCTTTTCACAGAATCTAGGTCCTCCGCCTCAATCTTCTCATGACCAAATCGCCATGGCGGAAGGGTGGTTGTGTATTCAACCTCAAATTTTCTCATTGGGATTTAAAGGGTTCTCCTTTCTACTGGGATTAAAAAGGAACATGATATAAGGTCATCGCCTGGGGAACATAATATAACCTATATATTATTTTTGAGTTTTCAATAATTCTTGTAAATCTTCAACTACTGTATTACTTTTGTATAAACGATTCATGCTTGTTCCGTATATCAATTTGTAACCTAGTTTCAGAGATTCTAAAAATCGAATAGCTTCGTGATCTGTGATTTCAATATATAAAACTGGTTTATGTTTTTTTATTGTCTCTTTGGCACCTAGTAATAATTTATATTCGTGATCTTCTACATCAATTTTTATGAAATCTATTTTATCAAAATCATAACTATCTAAAGGTTTAGTTTTAACTTCTACTTTACTCCACTCTCCAACATTTGTATATTCTTTAGGAGTAAATGTAGACATGCCAGAATTTATAGTGCAAACATTTAATTTATTAGTACCTTCAATATTAGAAAGTGCTACTGTTTCTAATGTAATAGTCTTTTCTGGATAATTTCTTGAATCGGTATATCTTAACATATTCTGCTTCCAACATTCAATATGTTTAGGAACAGGTTCAAAGGCATATACTTTTTTAAATTGTTCTGCCAATCTCATAGACCAAATACCTACATGTGCACCAATGTCAATCGCCACATTCTTTTCAGATATGTGTTGCATAACTTCATTATATTCATCTAACTCCCAATTATCACTCCATTTATACCAAGTGTCTCCATCAGGAAGCCAGATTTTTTTATCTGTAGATTGTATCATTAATATGTCGCTTTAATTGAATCACAAAGTCCTAGTTTCTTTGCTTCTTTGGCTGAGAGCCAAACATCATGTGGTGGTAAGAGATATTTACGAATATCTTTTTCTGATAAGCCTGTACATTTTTCATAATGATTGACTATTCGTTCTGTGGTTAAATCATACTCTTTAACTTGAGCAAATAGTTCGTGTTCTTTTCCGTATGATCCCCACGAATATTGGTGAGATAGTATAGAGGTATTTGGTGTGAGTATTCGCCTGCCTTTTGTTCCTGAAATAAACATCAGTAGTCCACAAGATGCTATCATTCCCATGCCGATAGTTCTTATTGGAATCTGTGATCCTTTCATTACATCTACAAGAGCAAAGCAGGCATTAAGATCACCACCGGGAGAACATATACCCAAAGTCAATTCTCTCTTTTTATCTTTTTGATTAAAGTTTTCGGCAATGATCCAATCTATCAAAGGCTTCATTGTCTCTTGTGTCACATCCGACATGAATACATGATGACCTCTCATGAGTAATTCGGAGTGTGGATCTAATGCTTGTGGTTGTTGCGGATGTTGTTGATCTTCTGTGTCCATTTTATTTTTTTCTCCAAAATTCTAAATCATTATATTTGTTTATAATATTATTGCTTAAAATATCTACGGGATTATTTTCACTTCTTGATATAGTAGATTTCACTTTGTGCATTTCTGGCATTCCATGAGATAAATCATTTTCTAAATTTATATGTTCAATATTATTATAGTTATGTTTATAGGTAGGTAGTTCAAGAAAGTTATAAATTCCATTTATTATATTTTCTGTATCATTAATTAAATCATCATATTCAATAAGATGTAAACAGTTTGGGTATTCAGTAAAACCTTTCTTTAGGGCATATAATGACTGTTCAACATTTCCATATTCCTCTTTCATAAGTAACTCACATCGGTTATCATCTGTAAGAGATAAATTAAATCTTTTTAAATCTTCATCTATAAATGAATTTGTAGATTTTCTATTCAGAAGAATCCAAGATGAAAGAATTTCTAGAATAGAACGAACAGTACAAATAATTTTTACATTACCCGAAAGTAATTCCGCATAAGACATTGCACCTGTCCAACCATGATTCTTATCTATAATGATAGGCTTGTCAACATCAGAATACCAATCATCGGGAATTCTTGATATTGTTCTGACTCTAAAATCTTCTTTGGGGAATGCGTGATATGTTTTATTTAAGTTAAATGAATTATTAAAGTTTAATAATAATTCAAGTACAGGTGATGTTGCACCAACATAAATATCTGGATTTTGTTCTAGTATAGCACCTAGTAATGTTGTGCCTGCTCGTGGAAGACCAGATAAAAAGAAATAAGTTTTTTTCTGTACAGAAGAATCCCATTCATCATTAGACATCCAACGGAATTCTTCATTCTTATTTTTTTCAACTGGTGGTATTGATATGTATTGTTCACCAAAATTCATTATTATCCTATAACATTATTAATCACCTGCAAAGCCGGCGGCGTTATTTCGCCTTGTGGTGGCGCCGGTCGCCATAGTTCCAAAATTGGTCCCATGCTGTGTACTAGTAGATGCAGCAGTAGCTATATTAAAATACTTCAAGTATGTAGGCGAGCTATCATTATCCCATGCCTCACAATAAACTGCTCTTGAACCAGGGCCGCTGACGCACGTTCCTTCCTGTAAATCGAATATGTGGCTGTAGTTTTGATACCATTTACCCCATTGTAAAGCATTACTTGGAGTAGCAAAAGTTATATAATCTATAGTTAGGTTTACACTACCACTATATCCTCCTCCATAAACACCGCGGCTACCATTTGAAGCAGCGACGACACCCTCTTCTGTATTTACTCCTCCCCACTCTCCGCTTCCTGACCTAGCATCTCCCCATTTTGTTGCATTACCGGGTGTAGCAATAGTGAAATAAAGGTAGTCTGCAGTACTACCGTCTGAAGATAAACAAACACCAACTACTCCATCACCTGTTGCTGCGTGTGTACCATTATTGTAAGGAGCAATCAAATCTCCAAAGTCTGCTGCATTACCTGCTGTTGCTATTGTGACATAATCTACATTTTGCCGCCAAGCCCACGGAGAAAGGACAAGACCCGAAATATAAAGAGTTCTGGTTCCATTTGAACATGCTGCTCCTTCATTTTTAGCTTGAATTAAATTTCCAAAGTTTGTAACGTTTCCCGGGGTAGCAATAGTAACATAATCAATAGTCGCATACACGGATGAACCAGCTCGCCCTCCCATTATCAAACCTCGGCCTCTTCCGGAAGCACCTTCCATGTGAGTTTGATTCCTAGTAGATCCAAACGCAATACCATTACTTGGTGTTGATATATTAATATAACGTGAATCACCACAGTAATTACTGTCATTTTTTCCTCCGCCAGCATATACTCCTCGTTCACCATTATCCCAAGACTTGGGATATGTAAAATTCTGTGGCCGATTTTGAATTGTTGATCTTACTAACATGACTGCGTTTCTCCCTTATTAACTTATTTAATACTATTTATCACTTATCAGTTTTTCTTCTCTCTTTTCAAATCCATGATCTTCTAAAAAGTAATCCAAATCTTTATGATCGTGTGTTAATAAAACAGAATTTTCTCTAATAATCTGTTTAATACCGATCCGATCCATAGTATCTTTATGTGAACCTTTAAACATCTCTACCATATTATCTAAAAAATTATAAAAATGTTTAAGAGACGGTGCTTTACCTTCATCGAGTAGTTTTGTAACTTCTTCATGATATTGTCTTGCCACTCTCTCGCCAGACATAGGGTGAATACCATTTGATTCCATATATTCAGAACAAGAACGTTCTATCCGGCCAGACTCCATTAATTGTCTGACAGCCAATCTGAAAGCCATTCGTATATGATTCTCTTCTTCTAACTTATTAAAGTCTGCCTCATCCCAATCTTCATCTATTCCATATTTTTCACGAATATCTTCATACGCATCTTTATACATTTGTATTTCTCGTAGAGAGTGACTTACACCATCTTCAACTTCCATCAAGTTCACTCTTGCTTCTTCTGCACAAATTAAAGAATATTCGTCACCCTTTTCTTCCCATCTTTTAATCTTATATGTTGTCTTCTTCATATTAAAATAAACACCTTGTAATGCCGCAACTTTATTACTAATTTGAGCAGAACATTGTTTCATGAAATGAAATGGTCCATCACCCAACATTGTTAGTGACATTAACTGAGAAGTATATTGTGAATTTTGTCTCCCGAACATTTTTTTACTATGTTTGAATTCGGGAATACTTTTGGTAAGTTCTAATATTTTTGATTGTAGAGCATCAACGGAAGGTAAATTTGATGATGCTATAATTTCACCTTTTTCAGAATTTTTCATAAGAAGATATTATTATTATTATTATTATTGAAAGTCCCATCCTACCATAGATACATACCATGCATTCTCTGCATTACCATACCAATAAGTAAAACTTAACATATCTATGGCATTATCTGTAAGAGACAACTGTGGATGAACACCACCAATATGTCTAAAGTTATAAGCAGGTGAACCTGATACTCCGGTTATTGTTAAAGAACCCCAGTTAAATTGTCGTGCAGTACTAGCTTGAGTAGTTTTTAAGACAAAGCTACTACAACCATAGCTCGCTCCCAACAACCCAGAGTTATAGTTTGTAAAAGCAAAGGTAGCAATATCACCACCCAAAGATTGTAGATCAACTTCAAAAAATGTACCAGACATTAAATCAATAGTTAATGTGGTTCCTGAACATGAAGCAGTTCCTTTTTTATCAACGTGTGGACCATTAATTGTTGTTGCTAGTGGTAGAAATGCCATAATTTTTCCTTATTTAATATCTTGACCAACTACTGTTCCGTACCATGTAGTACCATTATCCCAAGTAGTAAAAGCTAAAATATCTATTGCATTGTCTGTAGTTGTTATAGTTGGAGCTGAATTATGATTATCCGCCCATTTTGCTCCGATTAAACCCCAGTCGAATTGTCGAGCAGTACTACCTTGGATAATTTTTAGAATAAAGGATGTTATGATACCAGAAGTTGAAGGTACATTACTCATTGTCAATACATTTATACCACCTGATACGCCAGAAAAGTCTATGGTCCAAAAAGGACCGGCGTCCAGATCAAAAATTAGGGTTCCAGGGGCCTGAAAACTAGCAGTACGACCTTCTGTCTCCATATACATTCCCGCATTTACTAAGCCAGCTAATGTTGCCATTCTTTTCCTTATTCTTTAATAATACTCTTATAATTTCTTCTAATATTTATATAAACTTTCAGTTAGTCATAGTATTTATTTCTTTTTTCAATTTAGCAAATTTTTCACCACATAGACATAGCCAATTCTTCTCTCATCATAGGATTCACATTATAGATTCCACCCGCCGCCAGATCAGAGTCTTCTCGGTCCTCTCCCGACCTACTCAGACAAAAGAACTTAGGAGCCCAGTCCGCAAATTTCTCCTCGTCTTTAGTAGTATAGTGGAGAATCAACGGATTAAAATGGGCCTCATGTTTTTTCTCAAGGAAAGTCTGACTCACGTCCTGATCTCCAAATAAACTCGTCCGTAAGCCCCATCTACTCAACAAGACCCAGAAAGCAAACTCATCCATTATCCGATAGTTGGGAATAGAATAGAATACTTTGAATGTGTGAATC